TTCATTTACAAGTGTGCTTGTGTTACTACTAATTGTAGCTCTGTCACCTTTATACGTCACTATGGGCTTAATGACAAGACAGATGACCACTCAGACTAAGTAGCTTTTTTTCTACGATAGAATCTAGTTTTACAGGCATTAGAACAATACTTTCTTCTTTGTTCTGTTGTAGCAAACACTTTACCGCAGTATCTACACTCCTTTTCTATTATTTCGCAATAGACTTTTTTTCGGTTTCTTCCTCTGCTCTATCTTTTAATATTGCATCAATAGCAATGGCTCTTTCCTTACAGTTTTGTTGAAGTTGTACAGCTTGCTCATAATTTTTTTGTAGTTCTTGAAGCTCTTGTTGAAGTTGTTCTGTTGTTTTGCGAGCCATAAATAAAAGTTTAAATTAAGTGTAACAAAATTAATTTAGATTATCTATACAGTAGTACCAAGTAACCGCTACTCTTTTTTCACCTGATTCTAAAGGTGTTGAGCAGTGTGTAAAACACCAGTTTGACGGAAAGAATAATCCATACCCTGCTTTGGGTCTGTATTCGTGATGCGGTAACATTTTAAACTTAGTTGCACCTCCTTCAAAATTATCTTTTAAATATAAAACTAAAGAAACTTGTCGGTGATAAAATTTACTGTTTGGATCTGTACAAGCATCAAAATGCCAGTTGTACTTTTGTGATTCAGTATATTTTAAAATCTGTATATCTTCTCTATGTGAACTTGTATTTTTTGCACCGATAACAGGATAGCTATCTAAAACAAGATCATAATTAAAAAGTCTATTTTTGTATTTTATTAAAGCAGTATTAATTTTTTCATGTAATAATTTTGTCTCTGAATTATTTTCGTTCATAAATGTTCCTGTACTAGATCTTATACTTGTATCTTCTCTAGCTTCTCCATCTTCACCAAAGACAGTATTGGCATTAAAATTTAAAGTATCTATAAAGTCATTGATAATTTTTAAATCTTTATCATCAAGAACTTTTATTTCCTGTATAAATTCTTTCAACTACCTCCTTCAAGTGCTGCAACTCTAGCTTCCAATTCTTTAAATGCAGCAACAAGCATTGGTGTGAATTTACCATAATCTACACTTTGATAATCTGGTTCAGTAACACTTGAATCATCATATTTGGTTCTAGTTCCATCTTTTACACCTGTTACTAACTCATCAAAAAAAGTTGTTTCTTGTACTTCGTGTGCGATAAAACCAGTTACGAATTTATCTGTATTATTTTTCCATTTAAAATTAACTGGATTTAATGTTTTTAATTTTGTAGTTGCGTCAGTTATAGAACTTATATCTTGCTTTAATCTATAATCTGAACTTGTGTTAAATGTGGTGGTACTTCCATTAGTGTTAATGCTACCAACAAAGCTACCATTATATTGAAATTAGCCTATATTTCCTGTGCCAGCAGAAGCTAATCTATTTATAAACAAAGCAGTTCCATATCCACTTCCACCTTTAACTATAGTTATTGCTTCAAAACTTGACGAGTGAAATGCTGACCAGCCAGCGGAACTTAATGTTCCAGCAGGTGCAGCAGACGAATGAAAGTTTGTAGCTTCTAGTGTTGAAACATCTATTGTTGAGGGTAATCTTGCATTAGCTAAAGTTCCTGATGAAATTAAACTTGCATTATTATTGACCGATCCTGTTGGTCCAGTTGGTCCAGTTGGTCCAGTTGGGCCTTGACTGCCTTGCGGTCCTTGCGGTCCAGTTGGTCCAGTATTTCCAGTATTTCCAGTATTTCCTTGTGGGCCTTGAGGTCCTTGCGGTCCAGTCGGTCCAGTAGGCCCTGCGGCTCCTTGAGGAATAGTAAAATCAAAAGTTGCTGCACTAGACGATCCAGAATTAGCAACAGAAGCATATGTCCCTGCATTTCCAGTGCTTGTACTGCCAACAGCTATTGTTGCCGCAGCCCCAGCAGGGCCAGTGGGTCCAGTCGGACCTGTAGGACCAGCACTTCCACCTCCTGATATTTCAGCTACGCTTCCATCATCTTTTTTCGTAAATAATTTACCATTATCGGTTCTTACAGCTACTTCACCTGTTACTAAATCACTTGCACTTGGATCGCTACCGCTTCCATTTTTTAATTTAATTGTATTTGCCATTGGTTCACCTCCCTATGATTTGATTTTAGTAAGTGCCCCCATTAATGTCGAACCCAGAAGTTGATCCGTCTTCAAGAAATGTGACCAAATCGCTTAGTGCTACTTGCTTCATAGTCCCAGCATCGTTAGTTACAAAACGATCTCCTGTAGCAAGAGTTGTTGAAGTTGCAGAAGTATTTCCATCACAAGCTGTATTAATTTCTGTAGCTGTTGCTGTAACTCCATCTAAAATATTTAACTCAGAAGCGGTTGAAGTAACACCATCAAGAATATTTAATTCAGCAGTTGTAACTGTTGCTCCATCTAATATCGCAACTTCAGTAGATGTTAATAAAGCTAATGCAGTAGCAGCACCTGACTGGCAGCTTGATAAAGCAGTCAGGTCAGCATCAGCAGCTTGTTTTGCATCTAATTGAGTTTGTATTGATGAAGTTACGCCATCAACATAATTAAGTTCAGTGGTTGTTAAAGTTGCACCATCAAGAATTGCTACCTCTGTAGAAGTTAAAGCAGCTAAAGCTGAAGCCGCTCCAGATTGGCAACTTGATAATGTTGTTAAATCAGCCGCTAAAGTTTGTGCTCCTAAAGAAGTCCTTGCAGTTGCACCAGATTCAAGAACAAAAGTTGAGCCATTTCCAACAATAATTCCACTATCAGTAGTAGCTAAACCAGCAATGTCAGACAACTGTTGGTCAAATGCTTGAATATTTGTGCCAATCACTAATCCAAGGGCTGTGCGTGCAGCAGAAGCACTTGTTGCACCTGTACCACCATTTGCTATTGCAAGAGTATTTGTAATAGAACTAGCACCTAAATCTACAGCCAACTCAGTTGACTCAATAACAAGACCACCATTTGACTTAAGATCTAAAGATAAAGTATTACCTGATTTATCTAATCCGTTGCCAGCTATGACCTGACCAGCACCAGAAAATTGTACAAAAGTTAGATTATTAGTTCCTACAACAGCACTTCCCTTATCAGAACTACAAACAAAAGCATTATCAGCATTGACAGTACCTTGCTCAACAAAAGCAAAAGCTCCAGCAGCGTCAACACCAGCAGCTAAATCATCAGTTCTTGCCCAAGTACTTGCTTTGCAAAGATACAGTCCGTTCTGAGAAGAAGTACTTTGATCTTTAACAAGAACTCTTTCATCAGCAGAAACCGCAACTCCATCAATAGTTTGAGTTCCAGAAAGTGTAATGTTTGCTGTAGTTGCAACTTTTACAGAATCTTTAATATCTAAACCTTGTGCAACACCATCTACATATCCTTTATTGGCAGCATCCCCATCGGCAGTAGGATCTGCTAATGATGTAATTTTTTGACTGTTTAAAGATACAGCACCATCAGGAGCAGTAAATTCATTTAATTTTAATAAATCAGCGGCAACCAAACTTCTGAATGTAGGAGCAGCGGCACTTCCAGTAGTAGGGCCAGCTAATATAATATTTGCGTTCTGTGTTGCTGTCTTACTTACAAAAGCTCCAGACCCACCAACAGTAATTATTGAACTTGCTTCATTACTTCCAGTATCACCAAAACCATAATATAATTTTAAATCTGCTTCATTAAAAGCTAATTCTGATGGAGATAAACTAGAAGGAGCCCCAGCCGAACCGCTGGCTGCTCTTTTCTTGATTCTTATAGTATTAGCCATAATTTAAAAGTTGCCCCCATTAACGAGTGTAAGTTTGGTAGTTGTATCATCTGCTTTAAATGTACCACTAGATTGGTGATAATACACTATAGAATTATCAACTGCATTATCTGAATTTATTGCAGTTGAAGCTCCTTGTGGCCCTGCTGTTTTTACAGTAACAACTCTTGTCTCACCATTAACAGTAACAGTATTTTTATTTTGAGTAATATTAATGTTGCTCATTAGATAGTAGTGTATCCCTCGCTTACAAATATATTACCTTCCAAATAATATTCTCGCTCGTTAGAGCCATTTAAAATTAAAACGTCATAAACTAATTCGTCTGGAGTGAATTGTAAAGTTTGGACATGGGTTAAACTCATAGAAAATTCACCATTAGTTCTGTTTGTGTAATCAATAGTAAAATCAGCATATTTACCAGTTCTATCTTTATTCCAGACTTGAGCGGCAATAGTAAAACCAGTTAAATTAACAGCAGCGTCAGTGCTGTCAGTTAGTCTAATTAATTCCTTATGATCTGATCTTCTTTGTACAGTAAAATCATAAGTTCCAGCAATAATGGCCATTAGCTTCCCTCAAGTGCAGCAACTTTAGTTTCTAATGTTTCTATCTTAGCAATTGCTTCTTGTAATGAAGCTACTAATAAAGGAACTAATTTTGATTGGTCTATTCCTTGATAAACTGGATTGCCATTACTATCAACATCATCTTTCACGCCAGTTACAGCTTCAGGGACTGCTGTTACTTCATGAGCAAGAAAGCCATCAACTGTCAATGAGCTATTATTTTTATAATTAAATCTATAAGTTTTTAAAGTTTTTAATCTTGTTATACCATCTGTTAGATCGACAATGTTATCCTTTAATCTATAATCAGAACCAGTATTATAAGCTGTTGTACTTCCGTTAGTTGTTATTGTACCTACACCGCCATTATTATAATTAAACTCAATCAAGCGACCTGTACTTCCAGTATCAGGTAAACCCGCAGCGGCAAGTCTATTAATATGCAAAACAGTACCCCAAGTAGTACCATTTTTTACTAAACTTAGTCCTTCAAATACATCACTTTTGTTAAAAAATACAGCACCTCTTGCAGTAAGAAAATGCTCAACATTAGAGCCATGCGAAATTAATGAGCCTCTAGTGTCTAGTGTTTCAGACCCAGTAGCATCAGCAGCGTCTCCACTTATGTGCCATCTTGAAGTGCTGTCTGTTTTAAATAATATATCGGCTGCTTCATCAGTATCAAGAATAAACTCCCCTGTACCTCTGTGTACTAATTCTGAAGATCCATTTGCACCAGCTCTTCTTTTAATTTGAAACCCACCACTAGTATAAGTTGTATCAGCAATAACGTTTATATTAGAATCTTGATCATTTAAACTATTAGTTTTTACACTAAAATTTGCTACACCCGAAGTTGGTATGACATCTAATAAGCCTTTAATAACAGTTCCATTAGTATTAAATAATGCTGTATTTACTGAATTATTAGAAACTCCTATAATATTTGTACCAGCTTTATAAAAACCTGTACTGGCTTGATTTGTAAAAGTATAACTTGGACTAGAAACAGACCCATCAGGACCAAAGAAATTTCCATTAACCAAACTTATAAATTCAACTCTATCAGACGCATTTGCTTTGTAGAAGGCCATGCGATCAGAGGATGTATTCGCATACCACATATAATTGTATTTAATTGTAGGTTCACTTCCATATCCGTTGTTTTGGCGTATTGCTTCAAAAAGATTATTTAAATCAGTACGGACATTTGCTCCTGTATCATTATCTACTACATAATCTGCTGGTTTTGTCATTTTACTTTCTTTTTTTAATTACTAGTTTAGCCTGAACCATAACCAAAAGCACTATATGTGAAATTTCTAGCTACAAAACTAGATCCATTTTTTACAGATACAACAAAATTACTTGTACTTACACTATCAATAGTAAAGAAATCACCCGATTGCATATTATTTAAATTTATAAAAACTACAGGATTAAAAGCTGATGTACTGCCACCAACAGCAGTAGTTCCTGTGAAGAATTTTTTTGCAAAAGTTACAGTAGTTGCACCACTTCCAGAACTTGTAAGAATACCATTTGTTGCACTTGCATTATCAATACTTCTTTCAGTTCTAGCTTTAAATATTAAATTTACACCTAATTCACTGATAGCAACGTTTTTATAACCACTATCATTTAAAACATCAATTTTAAAAGATATAGTTCTTGCAGTCATCTCTGTATTAGTAAAGGTTTCAAAACTTGTACTAGCTGTACCTGTTTGACTCTTGGCGACCTTAAATGTAACTGTTGCACTTTCCCCTGTTTCACCAGTACCAGTAAAATTACTTTCAGGCCAAGTGTCCATTAAGTCGGTGTAATCGTCCCATAAAGTAATTGTGGTAAATCCAGATTTTTTAATATGAGTTGTTACTTCAAATCTAAAAGCTCCACCAAGATCAAGGTCGTTGGCATTAAAAGTATAATTACCAGTATCAGATATACCACCAGAAACAAGATCTAAAGTGGCAAAAGTTTCTGTAGCAGTTGTAAGATTATCTACATTTGTAAGAGAATCAAAATTTGTTCCACTTGTAAGAATTAAAGCATTAAGAGAATTATCTTTAACCATATTTACTTTTGCACCAGAAAAAGCTGAATCTTCCCTTATAGATAGGGTTTTATCATCTCCAGAAACTAATTTATTAACAACAACAGAAGTTGCAGACGCAGACTCATTTCCATTAACATCAATAAATTTTAAAAGATATTCACCATTTTCATAATTATTTATGACAATTTCTGTAGAACTACCGTCAACATCTTTTAAAAAAGTTGAACTTAAGTAAGACCCCGAACCATCAGTACTTGGATGAAATTTTACTCTTACTAATCCACCATTTAAAACATCAAAATCTTCAGATGAATCAAAAGTTAAAATTAAATTTAAACCACTTTCTACACCCCTTAAATTTTGGACATTCCCTATAGAAGAATTAACGATACCAGAAGCTACAAAATTTTCTTTTGAGGCTCTTACGCTTTTAACATTATTGGCATTAACAGATCTCAGTTCAAATTCATATAAACCAGCAGGATTATCATTAATAATAAATTGATTAACATTTTGAAAGTTTACAAATGGTCCGTTCCCACTTTGTTTGTAACTGATTTGATATTTTGCAGCCCCATTAACATATCCAAAATCTAAAACAAGCCGACTTGTTGCTCTTCCATTAACAACTATTAATTCCTCTTTTATACTTATTATTGGTGGTGGTTCTAATTCATCTAATAGAGTTGTTGGATCTCTTCCGATTCCTTTTCCTAAATCTAAAGTATCTATAAAAGTATATTTTTGATCGTCATAAACAATAGCGGTAATAGAAAAAGTAAAATTAGAATTTTGTTTAATATTCGAGACCCTATATTTTCTATGTTGTATATTGCCAGTTTTTACCGCCCAAATCGTTCCCGCTTGCGGTAATGGATTTAAAGCTGAAGATAATGTTACTGTGCTTCCACTTACTGCTGATATTGTTTTTTCTTGTAGTCCTCCGTTTTTATCAATAACAAAAAAATTATCTCCTACTACTCCAACTGTTGTATTGGTGCTATCGTCTACTACTAAAACTGTTGAACTTGTTACTGATTTTATTCTTCCACTTGCTCTAAAAGTTTCTTTTAATCTGTCAGCAATTTTGATTATCATAAAAGGTTCTAATATTGACGCAGCTTCTAAAGAACAGTCAAAATTAACGACTTCACTTTCAAGTAAGTTTGTATATAAAACTGATCGCCCGAGCCTTATAGCTTGCGATCTATCTGTTGTATATAAAGCTTGAACATTGGTTTGATTTAATCCATATTTACTTTCGTCTTGAAAATTAGAAACTTGTGGTATTCCTTCACAACTTACAGAAACTTGATCTAATTCTTGAATACTATTATTAAAGTAAGCTACATTAACTTGAGTAAATTTTTTATCTTTATCTAATCCTGAATAATTAAACTTGCCATCTACTACATTTGCATTAGTAAACAAATAAGATGTAACTGTTTCAGCTTTATCTAAAGCAATTTTTATAGAGCCATTTTTATAATAAACAGTAGCCCTCATAAGACCAGCTATTTGTTTTATAAGATCTAATGCTTTGCGTCTTTGATTTATTACGCCATTAAATGAATATCTTGGAGTATCTTCACCTGTAATTGGTGTTGAACAATATTGACTAGCAGCGAAAAAGGATGCCTTATCTATCTTGGTTTCTTCTATATTTAAACCATAATCTTCAGTAAGAAGTGCATATAAAATCCAAGCTGGATCTGTTGTCCATCGCTTTTTTGTGACATCATTATTTGTATTAACAAAAGTATATCCTGTGGGGTAAAGTATTCTCCCATTTGTATTATTTATAGGTACAGTTCCGTCATTTGTTCCCATCGGAACTTTTACTTTTATTCCTCTTATTTTGTACATTCTTTGAGGAATACTCGGAAACTGTTCCGCTGAATAACGTAAGCCTATATATGCAGATTTAGGAAATGTTGCAGTTGTTGGATTAGCAGGGATTAAACTTTGCAATCTGGCAAAAGAAAACTAAGTAAATCTTCTACTTCCTTCCTCATAAACATTTTTTCTTACTGTTTCTCGACCTTGTTTTAAATCTGCAAAAGGGTTTCTTCCCAAAGAATTATTTGACCTAAATTCAAGATCTTTTCTTAAAACTGCTACCTCTAAAGGAAAATTGTCAGCTATTGCCTGATCACTATTTCTATAAGCTGCTGGAATTTGAATTTGGTAATCTCTGGCATAAGTACCAACTGAAATCGCAGCTAAACCTTGTTCAAAACGTGCTATCTCAACCCCATCTTTGTTACTAACTCTAATAAATATATGGACCGCTCCAGCGTCAGGACTTACTACAGGATCTGGAAGGCTTCTAGCAAGTGGAGCAAACTCACCCTCAGTAATGATTAAACCCTGAGAACTTCCATCAAAAGGATGTAGCTGTCTTAAACTTGCCCAACTTAAAGTGACTATTATATGAGTAGGAGTATCGTTAACATTTTGCCCTGCTTGAACTGTGCCAGTAATTTTATTTGCTTCCATATTCCTATTATTTTTAACAATAGCTGGAGTTAAAGTTTCAGACCTTCTTAAGGTATCTATTCCTGTCATTATTTGTTGATTATCTGCTCCAACTCTTAAAGCAAGAGATGTATTGATAATAGTTTCATCATTATCTAAATTTCTTATGGCTCTACCATTTAAAAAAATATCTTGTTGAGCTAATTGTAAATATTCTCTTTCGTCAGGAGTAAGGGTTTCTATGTTATTTGATGGCGATGGACCTAAAAGTGAAGTTGGAATTGCTTTACCGTTAGCCGATGGAGTGGCAAAACCTTCAATCTCAGCACCATCACAAACTAAGTCTAAAAAAGTAAAGTATTGTACTGCTCTTATAAAATTATCAGGTAACTCTTCACTTAGACCCATTTGGTCAACGAGTCTAGAATAGCTATTAATTTCTCTTGCCATAATTTATTTCATTTATATATTTCTTACTTCTACTGTATCAGCAGCAGCACTTATGACCACTGAGCCTACTAAAAATTCACCAAAAATTAAAGGGGCAGCACCTCCAGATTTTGTAGTGTTTGCAGTAGCTCCACTAATAAAAGAATTTATTTCTGGATCACTTTGCACTTCATTACTTGAGGGCGGAGTTGGGGCCAGTAAATCAGATAAGAAGCTTATACCACCGACAACAAGAGCAGATTTTAAAGCAGCCATAGAGGTCATAGTCGTATTAAAAAAACCAGCAAATAAAGTACCTAAAAAAGGTAAGAAAAAGTTTCCACTTACAACAGGAATTACTTTTATATCGCCTTCTCCTTGAATAACTAAATTCTTAAAAGTAATATCAACATCATTCATAACAACGCTGTAATAAGCTTCACTTAAGTGTTGCTGACAGTTGGGGTAGTTTACTTTTATAAAACTATAAACCTGATCCACATTGGAAACATTAGCTTCAAATTCTTTTACTCTAGATAATTTTCTTAAAGGACCGTAAAGTTTTATTTTTCTAATCATAATTCTGTCTCCTCATAGTGCCAATTATCGTCTTGTATTGAATAAATATACCAATCCAACATATAAAGCTTACAGTTGTTAATATCCGCTTCTGAGGGATCTGCGCTACCTTCCACATGAGAATGTAAGACTGCGAGTATATCAGCACCACTATCTTCGCACGCTGCATAATCTAAAGGATCTATTGCAAACGTAATTTCTTCATCTACATGAGAAGCAATATTTTTACAAGGATAAAAAAATTCATCCCCTTCTTTTTCTATTAAAAAGCCACACCCTTCTGCTGGTTTGCAATCTATAAAATGTTTTTTAGCATCTTCTTTCCAAGTCATACGAAAACAAAAGTACCTGTAGCTGGGAATCTATCTTTAGTGATTTGTTTTCTAGGTAAAAACAAATCTTCAAAATCTATGGAGTTAACAAGTTCAAAAGTACAAACCTCATTATTTTCTATAACTTTTTTATTAATTTGAAATTCTTGTCTTTCTAGTTCCATATTAGGGTTAGGAGAACCATAAGGGTTATTATTATTTAAAAAATTTTCCGCATCTAAAAATTGAGCCATAGTTCTAAG